AGCAATGACCGTAGGTCCTGACTTCATGTTAAATGCCATCGATATCGTTCAAGATCCATCTGCACCTAACGCTTTCGTTAATGGAATTATGGAAGGTGTAGAATGGGTATGGAATAACGGTATCATCGAAGCTCAAACAATTGAAAGAATGGAGACTGAAATTAAGAAAGCTCCGCGAAAAGATCTCTATGAGGTACAGGTTCGTGAGTTTAAGAATTTCCTCTCGTTGCTCAAATCAAAACAATAAGGAGTCAACATGACTGAAGATCAAAATTTGGATCACGACGTTGAGCTCAATGATGACGAGAACGAAATCATGGAAGCTCAAGGACACGATCCTAAGAATGCTGAAGCACAATCTGTAGCATCTGTTGACAAAGCTGGTGAAACCACTGGTAGCGCTCCAAAGCGTAAAGGTGATAACACTAAGCAAGATCCGATGCCTAAGACCAAAGCCGGTCTCATTAACGCCATGTATAGCAACATGTCTAAAGCTCCAAAGATGAAGCTGCAGGCTATGTACAATGGTATGATGAAAGCTGAAGGCTTTGAATCTGAGGAAGAAGGATTCGTAACAGAAGCTCCTGAACTTGCTTATGAAGCAGACTTCTCTGAAGACTTGAATGCACTCATCTCTGATGAAGCTACTCTGTCTGAAGAGTTTAAGCAGAAAGCCGAGACAATCTTCGAAGCAGCTATCAAGCATAAGCTGTCTGAAGAGATCGATCGTCTTGAAGCAAAGTACGAAGAAGAGTTGGCAGAAGAAATTTCTTCTACTAAGTCTGACCTCGTAGAAAAAGTCGATTCGTACCTCAACTACGTTGTTGAACAATGGATGGCTGACAATCAAGTCGCTATTCAAACTGGCCTCAGAGCTGAGATTGCTGAGAACTTTATGGAAGGACTGAAAGGTTTATTCCAAGAGTCTTACATCGAAGTACCTGAGTCTAAAGTCGACCTGGTAGATGACCTTGCAGAAACTGTAGAAGAGCTCGAAGAAAAGCTCAACGAAACTGACCTTGCTGCTACTGAAGTTGAAAAACTGAAGTCACTTGTTGAAGATGTTGATTTCGAAGACGCTGAAACTTTCGCAAGAAAGGTAGAAACCGTCAAGGAATCATACTTCAAGAAAGATGTAACTGAGTCAAAAGAAGCTGCATTCACTGCTACAGAAGAAGACGGAGATTCTCCTGTCGTAACTTCTGGAGCAATGGCACAGTACCTTTCGGCTCTTCAAAAGACCTCAACAAAATAAAAAAGGAGTTCCAAAATGGAATCATATGATCGTTTGATCGAAAAGTGGTCCCCAGTACTCGATAACGAAGACGCTGGTAAGATCCAAGACTCACACCGTAAAGCTGTTACAGCTGCAATCCTTGAGAACCAAGAGCGCGCCTTCCAAGAAGAAGCTGCTCAACAAGGTGGAATGCTGAACGAAGCAGCTCCTGGAAACGCTACTACTTCAGCTGCGAACTGGAACCCAGTTCTGATCGCACTTGTTCGTCGTGCAATGCCTAACTTGATGGCATATGACGTATGTGGTGTTCAGCCAATGACTGGACCAACTGGCTTGATCTTCGCTATGAAGTCACGCTATGGTGCTGGTGCAACAACTTCTAAGGAAGCATTGTTCAACGAAGCTGAGACATTCTTCTCTGGTGACTCTACTGGAGCTGGTGCTCACGATTCAGACAACGCGTCTGGCTTTAACGGAGTGGATTCAACCTCATCTGGTCCTGGCACAATTGATGACGAGCGTCTTACTGACATCACTGGTCGTGCTATGCCTACAAGTGATGCTGAAGCACTTGGTTCATCTGGTAACCGTCCATTCGCAGAGATGGGATTCACTATCGAGAAGGCTACTGTTACAGCTAAGTCAAGAGCACTCAAGGCTGAATACAGCTTAGAACTGGCTCAAGACTTGAAAGCAATCCATGGTTTGGATGCTGAGACTGAGCTGGCTAACATCCTCTCTACTGAGATCTTGGCTGAAATCAACCGTGAAGTTATCCGTACTATTAACTCACAAGCTAAGACTGGTGCACTTCAGGCTAACACAGCTATCAACGGTATCTTTGACTTGTCAACTGATGCTGATGGTCGTTGGTCTGTTGAGAAGTTCAAGGGCTTGATTGTTCAGATCGAGCGTGAAGCTAATACCATTGCGAAAGAAACTCGTCGTGGTAAGGGTAACTTCATCATCTGTTCTTCAGATGTTGCTTCTGCCCTTTCAGCTTCTGGTATGCTTGATTATTCACCAGCTATGTCAACCAACTTGAATGTTGATGACACTGGTAATACATTCGCTGGTGTATTGAACGGACGTACTCGTGTATACATCGATCCATATGCGTCAGCTGATTACGTTACAGTTGGTTATAAGGGTACTAACCCATATGACGCTGGTGTCTTCTACTGCCCATACGTCCCACTCACAATGGTACGTGCTGTTGGTGAAGATAACTTCCAGCCTAAGATTGGCTTCAAGACTCGTTACGGTATGGCTTCAAACCCATATGTCGGTTCGACTCCTGCAGACGGTCTCGCAGCTGTGAAGACTAACCAGTACTACAGAATCTTCCGTGTTGATAATATCCTCGCGTAAGTTCTGAAAGGATTATAATAATAATAATCCACTTGGGGGTCTTCGGACCCCCTTTTTTATAGTATAAATAAAACTATGGCAACATTAACTACAAATATTAATTATCTTCAGCCGACCAGCTTTAAGCTGGTGATGGATCGTAAGAATTATCCAAACCTGGAATTCTTTTGCCAGAATGTAACACATCCTGGTATGTTGATGACAGCAGTTGAAGTACCTTATCAGAAGATACAAGGTGTTCCGTTTCCTGGTGATACGTTAACATTCAACGAGTTGTCTGCTAACATTATCCTTGATGAGGACATGCAAGGTTACACTGAAATGTATTCTTGGATTCGTCGAGTCCTTGATACTCCTAATAAAACTGCTTTGCAAAGAACGACAACAGAAATTCCAACTTACGCTGATATCACACTCCACATTTTATCGAGTCATAACAACACCACGAAGCAGATTCAGTACAGAGAGTGTGTACCAACAAGTCTGGGAGACATTCAATTTGAATCTACATCGACTGGTGATTCGTTCATTACATTCAATGCATCATTCCGGTTCTCCTACTTCGAATTGAAAACCATAGATAGTACAGGAGCGATAACTGACTCGTTTACTATAACACGATAAGGATTATATTATGATTGACTTGAACAATGTTCTCACTATGTGGGAGCAGGATTGTAAAATTGATGGTGTGAAATTAGATGAAGTTTCCCGCGACACACCACTACTCCACTCAAAATATTTAAGAATGCTTACCGAAGCCAAGCTGCAGCTGAAACGAGCTGAGTTCAAGCAGAAGTCTTTGCTTAAAGAAAAATGGCTGTATTACAACGGCAAGATGTCTCAAGAAGAGCTAGAAGAGAAAGGATGGAATCCAGATCCGTTCAATGGTCTCAAAGTGATGAAAGGTGAGATGGAATACTACTATGACTCAGATCCAGAGATTCAAAAATCAGAAGAGCTGATTGAGTATTGGAAGACTGTAAAAGATACTCTAACTGATATTATAGATAACATTAAGTGGCGACATCAAACAATAAGGAACATGATCACTTGGAGACAATTCGAATCTGGAAGCTAAAACTAAAAAGAGGTTAGTTATCATGTCTGATACTATATATCAATTAATAGAAACCGTTTCTAAGTACAATGTACCTGTCGCATCAGGAAAAGAGTTTGATCTTATAGAAATAAATTTTGAGGAATTTCAAGATAGATGTGAAGAATGGGGTAACATCTACAGAAACAATTTTGGACCATTCAATGTGAATTGGAAAAGGAAATGGTCTGAAGAAGAAAGAAATCATTTAAGCGAAGTGGCTAAAGAAAGAAATATAAATTTTGTATCACATGGAGCAACTGAAGCTGCTAGATTAACCAACACTGGCAAAAAACAATCGGCTGATCATATAGCTAAACGAACTAAGAAGCGACACCAAGAAATAGAAATTGAAGGTGTTCTTTATAAGTCGGGTGCAGAAGCTTCAGCTGAATTGGGATATTGTGCTTCAGCTATATCTACTTGGGCTAAGAAAAACGGAAGTAGATATGGTATAACTATACCAAAGGGTCGTAATCAGTATACGTATGGAAAAAATCGTAGTTAGAAAATTAAATCATTCGTTCCTACAAGTTGATTGTGATTTTGGTCAGGCTCAAGAACTCAATGAATTTTTTTCGTTTTTTGTTAATGGGCATCAGTTCATGCCTGCGTTTCGAAATAAGCTCTGGGACGGTAAGATTCGTCTGTTTGAAATCCGGAAGAATGTTCTTCCAGCTGGTCTGGTTGATCATCTATTAAAGTTTGCTGAACAAAGACAGTATCAAGTTGTTAGTGAGAAAACAGAATATGGTAATCCTTTAGAGGAAGAGAATGTAGATCCTAAAGAAGTAATGGGTTACATTGAAAGCATTAATCTTCCATTTCCTGTTCGCGATTACCAGTTTGACGCAGTCTGTAAAGGATTAAAAAAGAAACGAGCTATTCTAGTCTCTCCAACAGGTTCTGGTAAGTCATTGATAATTTATGTGTTAATGCGGTACTATTTA